TTAATAATAAATTATTGTATAAAAGTGATGGAACGGCTAAATTACCTCCTATTATTGCTGGTGCTAATGCTTTGACTTTAGGAATTTCATTATTTTCATTAACATTAAGAAATCTTGCTTCTACTATAACTGGTCTTACTTTAGCTTTACAAAAATGCCTCCCAGAAGCTGACCATAAAAATATCGAACAACTATCAGCTACAACAAATCAATACCTTAGTTATGGAAATGATAATTACGATGATTTTGATACAACTAGTTATCAAGGTTTTGATATAAAAATTGAGGAAATTCCATACACCCCAACAGTAATAAGAAAAAAAGCTGTTGGATATAATTCTCAAGGGATTCCTTTAATCCAAACTGAATTATCATTTACTTCTAACTCCCAAACCTTAGTCTCAGAACTTAAACTAATAATTGATAGAGACAATTTAAAAGCTTATTAATTTTAATATTTATAAACAATGAAACCATCAGAATTTAAAAAAATTATTAAGGAAGCCATGAAGGAAGCTATCCAAGAGGAATTAAAAGATATCCTGTTGGAAGCAGTACGTGCTCCTAAAACGGTTGTACATGAATCTGTAAGAGATACTTATGCACAACCACATATCGAACAACCTAAAAAATTAACAGCCGCTGAAAGACAAGCAATGTTTGGTGGTATTTTAGGTGAAATGCAAAATGGAGGAGCAACTTCTCAATATGCAAATGAATTTAAACCCCAATCAGTAGACACTATCAATGGAGCTTTACCAGCTGGAGAAGTAGGGTTAGACATGATAATGGGATTAATGAATAGATAATAAATGGCAATAATTGTTCAAAATAGATTTCCAATTGATTCTGTAGACAGAAAAGCTATAGGAGTTAATATTCCTTTTAATGCTCCCGCTGTATTTAAGTCAAACTATTTAACAAGAGATGCTATAAGAAATAATCTAATCAATTTTTTCTCAACTGACCCCGGAGAAAGAGTATTTAATCCCTTTTTTGGAAGTGGATTAAAAAAATATGTGTTTGAAAATCTAGATAGTGTAACTAATGATTTTATAAAAAAATTAGTAGTTGATGAAACTAATAAATATTTCCCATTTGTTAGTGTAGCTCAAGTTACTACAATCATTAGTGAAGATACAAACTCAATCAAAATAAATTTAAAATACCAAGTAATAAATAATGGTATTCAAGACGAAATTAATATTATATTATAAACATGGCCGTTAGAAGAGACATAAAATACGTTGATAGAGATTTTACATCTTTAAGAAATAGTCTTATTAGTTATACTAAAACCTATTTCCCCGACACATACAATGATTTTACTCCAGCATCCCCAGGTATGATGTTTATGGAAATGGCTGCTTATGTAGGTGATGTTTTATCATTTTATGTAGATAACCAATTCCAAGAAACATTTATCCAATATTCTCGTCAAACTCAAAATTTATATGATTTGGCTTATATGTTAGGATACAAACCTAAAGCAACTAATGCAGCAACAGCTATATTAGAAGTTTATCAACAACTTCCACCAACCTCTTCGGCTGGTGTTTCTGTTCCCGATTTTTCTTATGCCCTTCAAATTCCCGCAAACACAACTGTTACTTCTAATCTTAATGGTTCTTTACAATTTTTAACAGCAAATAAAGTAAATTTTGCTTTTAGTAGTTCTCAAGACCCAACAGAAATAACAGTTTATCAAACTGCCGGAGGTGTACCTACATCATTTTTGGTTAAAAAATCTGTAAAAGCCCTCTCAGCAACAATTAAAAATACAACATTTTCCTTTACTAACCCAGTACCGTTTGATTCAAGAACTATTACTGATACTAATATTATAGGAATTTTAGATATTACAGATAATACAACTGGCGATATATGGTATGAAGTAGATTATCTAGCTCAAGATGCTATTTATGAATCTATAGATAATTCAAATCCAAACGATCCTAATTATACCCAAGACCCAGATGTTGCTAATCTATTAAGAATCAAATCAGTACAAAATAGATTTGCTACAAGATTTTTGGATAAAACAAATCTTCAAATCCAATTTGGTTCAGGTAATCCTAGTGATACAACTGAGATAATTATTCCAAACCCGGATAACGTTGGTATTGGCTTACCTGATAATCAAAGTAAATTAACAACAGCATACGCTCCTACCAACTTTATTTTTACAAATACTTATGGTATTTCACCTTCAAATACAACTTTAACAGTTAGATATCTTGTAGGAGGAGGAGTTGACGCTAATGCTCAAGCAAATTCCATTCAAAATTTAGATAATACTAATGTAACTTTTGTTAATTCTAGTATTATAAATGGTAATTTAGCTCAACAAATTTTCGGAACCTTATTAGTAACTAACCCTGAAGCAGCCTCAGGTGGTTCTGATGGAGATGACATAAATGAATTAAGACAAAATTCTTTGGGTAGTTTCCAAAGTCAATTACGAAATGTAACTTTTGATGATTACGTAGTTAGATCTTTAAGTTTACCTTCTGAATATGGAACTGTAGCAAAAATTTATGCAACAAAACCAAATGCTGCTTCACGTTCTATTAGCACAATTGATTTATATGTTTTATCATATAATAATGTTAAAAATTTAACAACAGCATCAACTGCATTAAAAAGAAATTTAAATACTTATCTTTCACAATATAAAATGATTAATGATTCTATTGGAATCAGAGATGCTTATATTATTAATGTAGGAGTTAATTTTGAAATTATAACTCTCCCAGGATCTAATTCAGATGAAGTATTATTAAAATGTATATTAGCATTACAAGATATATTTAATATTGATAACTGGCAGATTAATCAACCTATTATTTTAAGAAATTTATATGTTGCCCTTGATCAAATTGAAGGTGTTCAAACAGTTAAATCTATTGACGTAGTTAATAAAGTAGGTTCAGCCAGTGGTTATTCAGATTACGCTTATGATATTTCAGGAGCAACAGCAAACAATGTAATTTACCCATCACTTGATCCAATGATTTTTGAATTAAAATACCCTAATTCTGATATTCAAGGTAAAGTAGTACCTTTTTAATATAAAAACAAATGGCAGTATATAAATTATTTCCAACTCAAGACGCTACATTATATTCCTTATTCCCTAGTATGAATACAGGATTAGATGAAATCATAGAAGCAACTGAAACATCCTTTGCTTATGCTGACCCTAATCCTCAAACAAGTCGTTTTCTAATTAATTTTTCTGAAAATGAAATAGATGATGTTTTAGAAAATAAAATAGGAATTAGTAGTTCTGCTCAATTATTGAATAATAATTTATGGAAAGCTAATTTACAGTGTTTTATAGCTACCTCTACTGGTCTACAAGCAAATACAACAGTTGAATGTTATCCTGTATATGGTGATTGGGATATGGGTACTGGTAGATATTTAGATAGCCCCTTAAATTCCAGTGGTACTAGCTGGATTTGGCTTACCTACTCAGGATCAGGAGGAGCTCAATGGTTAACAGGAAGTTATCCTACTTGTGTTACTGCTTCATTTAATTATCCTACATCTTCAAAAGGAGGAGGAAATTGGTTTACTGGTTCCACAGTTCCTTGGTTTAATTCAGATCTTTATCCAATAAGTGCATCCGTAACTTTTGGATTTTGGGATAGTAAAGACTTAAATTTAAATGTTACTAACATTGTTAGAGCAAGATTTACAGGTTCAGTAACTACAGATGGATTTATTATAAAACAAGCTGTTGAATTTATCAATAACAAAGATGTTCAACCTGAATTAAAGTATTTTTCAAGAGATACTCATACAATTTATCCACCTGCACTTCAATTTAGTTGGAGAGACTATACCTGGAATACAGGTTCTTCAACCCAAACAATATTAGATACTCTCCCAGCAACGCTAACACTAGCAAACAACCCAGGTACTTTTTATAGCCAAAGTTATAATAGATTTAGGGTTAATGCTCGTCCTGAGTATCCACCTCAATTGTGGCAAACATCATCTGCTTATCTTAACAATTATTATTTACCTACATCATCTTGGTATGCTATTAAAGATTTAGATACAAATGAATATGTAGTTGAATTTGATGATTTGTTTACCCAAATTAGTGCAGATGCTGATTCAAGTTATTTTGATGTTTATATGAATGGTTTAGAACCTGAAAGATATTATACAATTTTAATAAAAACAGATATTGCTGGAACCGTTCAAGTATTTGATGATCAATATTATTTTAAAGTAATTAACGGATAATGAGTAATTTCATATTAACTAAACAAGTATTTCAAAAAACAGCATTCGATAATACTGTTAATACTTCTTTTACTGAATTAACATCATCTGCTGTAACCCCAACGGGTTCAAATCTACCTTCTACAAGTGAATTTTTCCAATATTATCAAGATTTGTTCTATCAAATACCTAAGTTTGGAGATACAAATTCCCATCAGTACCTTGTTTTAACGAGTCAAGAATATATAGGATCTGAAACTGGTGGAAACGAAGTTATAGATGCTTTAATTGCAGAAATTACTGCTCTTAGACAAGAAAATTTAGATCTTCAACAACAGTTAGCTCAAAATACTACCACAACAGTTCAAGACGCTTTAAAAACTTTACAAAATTTAAATGGTTAATATTACTAACATAGATCCAAATACACTAACTCTTCAGACTATTAGTCCGAATGATGTTGCTGTTATTCCAAATACAACCATCACTTCATCATTTAGCCCAGTCAATGATAAGGTTGAATATTTTGTATATGATTTTAATAATAATTTATTATCATCAAATAATGATTTAAGGTCATATAAACCCGTATCTATTGATGCATCGGGGAGTATAATAGATATGGTTTTGTCTCCCGAAATAGACGCTATAAATGCGGGATACAACACAGGTATTGTTAAGTCAATATATAATTTTATTGCTCCTGAGTTGGGTACAGGTGATAGTCCTTTATTTATTAGTGAGATATCACCTTCAAGAACTGAGTTAAGATTAAGTTCTAATTCAAATCCTTTATTTGTAGTTGAACCTTTACTTGTTGATTTTACAAGTAGTTTTAACTATGATTTATACACCACATTTAGACAAAATGTAGAATCTAATAATTATTTTGATGAATTTTATTTAAATTTTGGTAACAATGTGTATGTTATAGGAGTTAATTCTGTATTAGAATATAACCCACAAAACAACACAGTTTCTTTATTAATTAAATTATATGAACCTTTACCAACAAGTATTGGTTTAAAAACAGAACTTTCTGTTGTTCTTAAAAAAGCAGAATCAATTGCTTACCAGATAGATTTTACTCAAGAAGAAATCCTTTTAGACTCAACAATTTATCTTTCAGGACCTAATTATAATATCCCTATAAAAGATGAAACAGGTCCTTTAACTCAATATCAGAACTATACAAGTATTACCTCAACTTCATTAACAGGTTCCCTATACCAGTTAATGAATCAAATATCAGCATCTTCTATAGACATAAATGTAGATTATACTGATTATGAAAATTTTATTTTCTTCTCATCAGCATATGAAAGATTATATAATTTCCCTAATTCATCACCTCCTTATGCTTTATATCCACCAACAAGCCCTCAAGCAATAACTTGGTATAACAATCAATCAGCAACTGCCTCTGAATATGATTCTAACAACCAGAATAATTTAGAATATGTTGTTCCTGAATATATAAGATCAAATCCAAGCAACACCAATTACATGTTATTCACAAATATGATTGGACAGTTCTTTGATGAAATATGGTTATATACAAAAGCAATGACTGATAAATTGGATGCTAATTCTAATTTATACGAAGGTGTTTCTAAAGATGTAGTTGCTACCGTATTAAGTTCTTTAGGTACTAAAATATATGATAGTACTTATACCTTAGAAAATATATATAGTTCATTAATTGGTCTTTCAGCTAATGGTGGTTTATACCCAACAACAGGAAGTCAATTAGTTACTAATTATGTAACCGCTTCTGTACCAACCCCAGAAGACGTTCCTACAATTGATGATTTTATAAGACTTTCTTATAAAAAGATTTATAATGCTTTACCATATCTTTTAAAGAAAAAAGGTACAAATGCTGGTTTGAAAGCATTAATTAATATATTTGGTATTCCTGATACAATTCTTCAAATTAATGAATTTGGAGGAAAAAATAAAATAGGTGATAATGATTGGGATTATTGGCAAGATAAATTTAATTATAAATTAGATATTACTGGTAGTAGTTCTAAAGTAGTAGTTCCATGGCAAGTTAATAGTTTATGGAATTCACCGGATAATGTACCTCAAACCTTACAATTTAGATTTAAAACCCCTGACTTAAATTCAGCTATTTCTAATCCTTCTCAAAGTTTATGGACTTTAGACAATACTGGAAGTACAGCAATAGTTTTAGAATACACAGGTTCAGGATACACATCTCCAGCATCAGGTTCTCCGTACAGTGGGTCAATTCCTGACACATATAATGAATATGCTACTTTAAAGTTCTTTCCTAATTATATAAACGATCCTACATTCTCAGCAAGTATTTATTTACCATTTTTCAATAGTGATTGGTGGTCAGTAATGGTTACTAGAAATGATGAAGATTTTGTATTACACGCTGCTGCTAATATATACAATGGAGATGATGGATACATTATAGGATACACTGGATCATCTTCAACCAATGCTGTAGCAACATATTGGACAAACTCAACAAATGCTTATTTTGGA